AATCGAATAACTTTTGAGGAGGTTATAGATGATACAAGACCTATACAAACAAAAAAGGTCCTTGGAGTTGAAGTGGGAACAGGAGCATATTGACAATAATAGATATACTCTTGAAATGGTCAGAATTGATGACAAAGTTAAACAAGTTATCACTGAGATCAAGCTTGAAGAAGCTGCCATTGCACATAGACAGAATTCTGTCGAAGGCGCTGCTCCACAAGTTTCTGTAGCTACTTAATCAAAAGCTACATCGCTGAAATGCATAAATACCTAGGGCTCTCTTGCACTCTACTTAAAACTAAGATATAAATTACACACTACATATAATAATTTTTTATTATAGGTATTCAGGCTTGTGTAGTAGTACGCACCCAGAGACTGCAATACCAATTTAACACTGGGAAACAAAGGAAAAATAAAATGGCAGGAACACACTTTAAAGGCGCAGTAAAATTCTCAAGCGCAACACCGGCACTTCAAAATTTAAATATTGGAAATTGGCCGGATCAAGTTTATTACATGGACGATTTTTTAGATCATGTCTTCAATGCAGGAGCTGCAGCAGGAAACTTTTGGTCTGTAATAGCAGCAGTTAACAGTCCAACTACATTAGCTACATTAGGTAATGATGGTAGTTTAAATGGAGAAGTTTCTACTGTACCAGTAGGTGCAATAAATGATGGAACTTTAATTCAAGGTAACATGAACTTCGCTACTCCAGCATCAAGAGGCAATAGATTATACTTTGAATGTAGAACAAAATTAACAGGAACTATAACAACTGGCGTTCACGCAGGCGCTCCCAATACTTTTTGGGGATTAGCTGAAGAAGGTGCGGCAGCAGGTAGTACTTTTGGTGCAGCAGTTACAAACCTTGTTGGTTTTAAAAGTTTAGCAGGAGCTGCTCAATTAACAGCTTGTATTAAAGGACCAAATGGTGCTGAATTACAACTTACTCCTACTGATCCAAACTTAGTTACATTAGGAACAATGGCGGCAAACACTTTTGTTACTTTAGGTTTTGAATTAGTAAACTCACCAGCAACAGCAGCTAACGGACAAGTAAAATCAAGTTCAGTTAATTATTACATTAACAGAAGACTTTACGCTTCTTGTTCTTCTAGAACAGCAAATGGTGTATCTAGTTCTCAATTTGTAGCAGGAACTCAATCACAAGCAGCAGTAGCTTATGATACCTTTCCACCAACTGCAACTGCAGCTGCAAGAATGGGATTGACTTGGGATATGATTTTAACAGCAGCAGTAACTAATACTCTAACTAGTGATTACTTTATGGCATCACAAGACAGAGGCATTACTTACGCGCCAACTAACTAATAAAATTTAACTAGAGCCCTTCGGGGCTCTAGTAATAAATTAGGAGAAAAAAATTATGAGTAATGTAACAGCAGTAAAAGCAAAATTCATGGCACCTTTAGGTGCTAGTACAACGAATGTAGCCGCCAACCAAACAACTACGGGGACTACAGATATTGTTTTAGCAGCTACGGCAGCAGGGTTTGATAATTGGAGTAATGTTGCAACTACATTAAAATTTACATCAGGTAGTGCTACAACTAACGCAATTGTTTTTACAATTACAGGTACCGATGAAAATGGTTTACCTGTTACAGCTACACACACAGGACCCGGTGGAAGTGCAAACAATGACACAACACAAGTATTTACTTCAGTCACACAAATTTCAAAACCAACAACTGCTACAAGTTTATCTATAGGAACTAATGCTTCTGCGTCAGGACCAATTTTTTCTGGTAGAACAAGATTAAGAGGAATGCATGTGCATTCTTCAACAAATGCAGTTAGTTTAATTGTTAGAGATTCATCTATTACAGGAGTAATTGGATTACAGCTTGGAATTCCTGGTGGAGTAACTAATCAAACAGATCCGTATATTCCAGATAATGGTATCTTGTTTTCAAATGGAGCATACACAGACGTAACAGGTTTAGGTTCAGCAACATTCTTCTTTGACGGTTAGGATTACATGGCAAATACAACTTCAGGAACTACAGTTTTTGGAAAAAACTTTTCTATCGACGAAATTATCGAAGAAGGTTATGAAAGATGTGGACTAAGAGGAGTTGCTGGTTACCAGTTAAAAACTGCTAGAAGATCTTTAAATTTACTTTTTCAAGAATGGGCTAATAGAGGAATACATCTTTGGCAAATTGCTGATGGATACGCTACATTAGTTGCAGGTACAAACGAATACATTGGTTATCGTTCAGACACTGATGGTACTTCTACTTTGTTAGATGCTGCAGGAGCAGCAATTTATGGTATTGATGATGTGTTTGAAGCGTCTTATAGAAATAATGCCGGTACAACAAGTCAATCTGATTCACCTTTAACTAAAATATCTAGATCTACTTATTCTTCGTTGTCTAATAAATTAGCTCAAGGACAACCTTCTCAATATTGGGTTCAACGATTTATAGATAGAGTATCCATAACTTTATATACAACTCCCAGTGCAAGTCAGGCAGGAGATCAAATTCAATTTTATTACATGAGTAGAATAGAAGATGTTGGAAACTACACTAATGGTGTTGATATTCCTTATTACTATATGCCATGTATGTGTGCTGGATTAGCATATTATTTAAGTTTAAAATATGCACCTGAAAGAACACAAAATTTAAAATTGTTATATGAAGATGAATTACTAAGAGCGGAGGCAGCGGATGGTTCGGAAACAAGTACGTACATTACACCGAAAACCTACTATCCTAGCGTTTAATTATGGCAAGATATGCTCAAGGAAAATACGCATTAGCAATATCAGACATTAGTGGTCAAGCATTCCCCTGGAATGAAATGGTTACTCAGTGGAATGGTTTATTTGTACATTATTCAGAATTTGAAAGTAAACAACCTCAACTAGATCCAAAACCAAGTGCCGCAGATCCAACAGCTTTACCTACTACAAGACCTCAACAAGATTCACCAGATAGTTTAAGATTTTTAAGTTTTAACCCTATTAGTACATTATCAGCTGGTAGTGGTATTATAAATATTTTTGAAGAAAACCATGGAAGACAGTATGGAAGTTTTGTAAAATTTAGAGGGCCTTCTGGTATTGCAGGTGCTTTTAATAATATTGCTAATATAGATGGTATAACTGGAGCTCAAATTTGTGATCTTAATGGCTTTACTATTATTCCAGGTAAACGTATTTCAACAACTACAACTATTACTACTACCATTGATGCAACGCAAACAACTGGAATTATTTTAACTAGTGCAACTGGATTTGGAGTAGAAAGTCCTCGTACACCAGGAAGTGTAAATTTTTTTTCTGGAGGTACACCTATTAATGCAATTAAAATGGGTACGGAAATTTTGGTTTATACTGGGATTAGTTCTACAAATGAATTAGAAGGGGTTGTAAGAGGGACTTTTTCAAGCACCGCTGCAGCACATAATGCTGGAGCTACTGCAAGATGTCTTTCTGATCCTTTGAATAATTATAATGTAACGACTGCTGGAACAGCAATTACTGGACAAATTAGTGGAGGAGGATATAATACATCTTCAGGACCAGTAACATTAAAAGCGATAGGACCACAATAATGGCATTTGTAAACGACGGATTCACATACGCAACTTTAACTTCAGCAATTCAAAATTACTGTGAAGTTGATACTTCTGTTTTTACTGCAACGGTTACAGATCAATTTATTGGAAATGCTTGTTTAAGAGTAATGAGAGATTTAAACACAGATTCAGATAGAGCTTCTATGGTAGGTTCATTAGTTATTGGACAACAATACATTAATGCTCCAGCTGGTTGTTTAGCTGTTAGATCAATTCAAATTACTGAGGATGATACTACACCAGATACTCAAGTATATTTAGAAAAAAGAGATGTTACATTTTTAAATGAATTTAATAAGTTTGCAGACCAAGGAAATAGTGCAACTACTGGAAGAGGTTTACCTAAATATTATGCTATGTTTGGAGGAGATACTACGATGACAGGTAATACTGATAGTAGTTCAGGAACTATTATGTTTGCACCATGTCCAGATAAAACATATACTTTTCAAGTTAATTTTGTAAGAAGACCACCTGGTTTGTCTTCTACCGTTACATCTAACTATTTAAGCGTTAATTTCCCTAATGGACTATTATATGCTTGTTTAGTAGAGGCATTTGGATTTTTAAAAGGTCCAATGGATATGTTGACATATTACGAAAACAGATATAAACAAGAGTTACAACAGTTTGCAATTGAGCAAGTTGGAAGAAGAAGAAGAGATGATTATGATGATGGAACTATCAGATTATATATTGACTCGCCTTCCCCTTCAAAGTAAAAGGAATTAGGAGATAAAAAATTATGGCAATAACATCAGCACTTCCAAACAGTTTTAAAGCAGAATTACTTGGCGGCGAACATGATTTCGCAGCAGGTGGAAACACTTTTAAATTAGCTTTGTTTACAACTTCAGCATCTTTAGGTACAACTACAACTGCTTATGCAGCACCTACTTCAGCTAACGCTGTTCCAACTTCAACAAATGAAGTTAGTCAAAGTCAAACTGATGGTGGAGCTTCAAACACTGCTTACACAGCAGGTGGCAGAACTTTAACTTTATCAGGTGTTGGTACTACGACAGTAACATCATTTACTTCTTTTGCAGATTTATCAGTAGCAAACAGTAATGCCTGGACTTCAGCAACTTTTACAACAGCAGGATGTGTGATTTATAATTCATCCGTTTCTAATAAAGCAGTAGCTGTAGTATCTTTTGGTGGAAACAAAACAGTTTCTAACGGAACTTTTTCTATTGAGTTTCCAACTAACAACGCAACATCTGCAATCATCAGATTAACATCATAGGGAGTTAAACCCTATGGCTGACACAACTTTCACAGTTACAGTCGGAACAGGAACTACATTTAGAGCAGGTGGTACTGGTAATGTTTATTTTATTAATGGTGCACAACCCACTACTGACCCAAGTTCAACTAATTATAAATTACCGTGGGTAGCAGGTGCTACTATTAGATTAGATCAATCTAATGCAACTAACGATAATCATCCTGCACTTTTTACAAATTCAGATAGTTTAAGTACCTCTACAATGAGAGCCGGCATTATTACAAATAATGTAGATTATTATTTAGATGGTGCAGTTAGTGAAGCTACTTACATGAACACGACTTCGTTTAATGCAGCTAGTACAAGATGGATAGAAATTACACAAACTGCTCCTGACACCATTGATTTTTATTTTGCATGCTGGGTGCATGGTATTGGTATGGGTGGAATTATAGACCTTACTCAAACTTCATGGGGTGCAATGAATTGGGGTCAAGGTAATTGGGCTGCTCAAGGAGATGAAACAGTTACATTAACAGGTTTACAAATAACGGGTACACTTGATACTGATTTAGAATTTACAGTTTTTCCTGGTTGGGGTACTTTAGATTGGGGAGAAAACGGTTGGGGTAGTGTAGATGCAGGAAAAGAAACACTTCCAGCTTTTCCAATGACAATGTCACTTGGAACTTTAACAGCAGAAACTAAACAAGAAATAGTCTTATCTGGATTTGAAATAACAGGAAGTTTAGCAGCTTTAGATCCTTTCTTTGATAACAATTTAGTATTATCTGAAAGTTTATTAACAACAGGTTCTTTAGGTACACCAACTATTTTAGATGGTGCTGATATTCAAATAGGATTAACAGCATTTTCTATGACTGCAAGTTTAGGCACACTTGCACCAAAAGATAATATTAATGTTTTATTAGATAGTTTAGAGATAACAGGTAGAGTAGGAAATCTTATTGATGCTACTACTATAATTGTCCCTATAACAACAAGCTTATTGGCCACTGGTTCAGTAGGAGCTATAACACCTAGTAACAACACGGGTGTTACTATTACAGATAGTTTACTAGCTACAGGAACATTAAATGCTTCTGATGTAACTACACCAGACATAGTTCTTGGATTGACTGGATTTGAGATAACTGCTAATATAGGTACACAATTTGGAATTCTACACTATGGAAATGTTGACTTAGGATCAAATACCTCATATACAGATGTAGATACAACTAAAGCGGCATAGGAGAACAAAATTTATGGCATCAACATATACAGGACTTGGCGTTGAACTAATGGTAACCGGCGAAAATGCTGGTACTTGGGGAACAAAAACTAATACTAATTTAAATATTTTAGAACAAATATCTGGTGGTTTTAAATCACAAGCAGTTAATGGAACAGGTGCTACTACTCTAACTGTTACAGATGGTGGTACAGGAGCTACGTTAGCTACAAGAAGTATTAAATTAACAGGAACAATTACAGGAAATATAACTGTAACAATTCCAATAGATGTTGAAAATTTTTATTTTATAGAAAATGGAACAACAGGTGCTCACACAGTTGAGTTTAAATATGCAACAGGAAGTGGAACAAGTGTAACTTGGGCAGCTACGAATAAAGGCTTTAAAATTGTAAATGCTAAAGCTGATGATGGTACTAATCCAAATATTACAGAAATTGCTCTTGCAACTTCTCCAGCAGGAACAACAGGTCAAGTTCAAGTAAATGCATCAGGCGCTTTTGGTGCGGTTTCTGAGGGAACAAGTGGATTTGTATTAAAATCAACAGGTTCTGGAACAGCCCCAACATTTCAAGCAGATACAGGAGTAACAACAGGAAAAGCTATTGCAATGGCAATGATTTTCGGTTAAATAACTAAAAGGAATTAAATTATGGCAAATCCAAATATAGTAAACGTCGCAACAATTAACGGTGAGTCGCAAGGACTTGCATTAGGAACAGGTGATTCAAATGTTATTATTGCAGCAATCAGTTCTGGTAAAGTTGTTAAAATAAATAGAATTACAGTAGCTAATGTTGATGGAACTTCAGCAGCAGACGTTTCTGTTAAAGTTGTCAAAGCTGCTTTTACTTCTGCAGCAACAGGTGCCGCAGGAAATGTCGGAACAATTTATTTAGCAAAAACAATTTCAGTCCCAGCGGATGCATCTTTAGTATTATTAGATACGCCAATCTATATGCAAGAAAGTGATGCTCTTCAAGGAGGAGCTAGTGCGTCAGGTGATCTAGAAATTTTTGTATCATACGACGTAATAGCATAGGGAGGTAATTAGCTATGGCAAATGGCGGAATTATCGGACCAGTCAACACAGTTAACGCAGCGATCGCTGAAGTAAAAACAACAGTTACAGCCAGTACACCCTCAGCAGTTACAACTCAACCAACAACAACAACTGTAGATTACATAGTAGTAGCAGCAGGTGCAGGTGGTGGTGGAGATGATTATGGTGGATACTCTGGCGGTGGTGGCGGAGGTGGTGGATATAAAACAGCAACAGGTGTTTCAGTTACAGGTGGCGCAGCTTTAGGTGCTGTTGTTATTGGAGCTGGTGGAGCAGGATCAGGTTGTAGATCAGTTACAGGTGGAGATGGTGGTGTTTCTTCTTTTGTAATTGGTTGTGCTACTGTTACAGCAACAGGTGGCGGTGGAGGTGGTTCTAGAAATACACCTTCAGGAGCTCAATATGGTGGACAACCCGGCGGATCAGGTGGTGGTGCTGGTCAAGCTGATAGTTGTGCACAATCTCAAAGATTTGGAACAGGTGTATGTGGTCAAGGTTTTCCAGGTGGAAGAAGTTTATTTCCAGCAGGTAGTCCAGGAGATTCCGGCGGTGGTGGTGGCGGTGGTGGTTCAGCTGTAGGTGGTAATGCTTCGGATCCTTCACAACCAGCAGGTGGACCAGGTGGAGCAGGTATTCCATTTGACGGTTCAATTTATGCAGGTGGTGGCGGTGGATCGGGTTATAATGTTGTTGGAACAGGTGGAACAGGTGGAGGAGGCAATGGAGCAAGATGTGCTCCTCCTCATCAAGATGCAACTGCAGGAACAACAAACACTGGCGGTGGTGGCGGTGGCGGTGGAGGTGGGGCTCCTAAACCAGGAGGGCAAGGTGGATCAGGTGTAGTAATTGTAAAAGAACCAGGTACACCAAAATCTGCACCAGGTGTTTGGTCAATGAACACAGTATTTGATTTAGTAAAAGGTGGTGAGTGGGTTGGTTTTAATGCAACTAGATTTGCAGATTATTTAGTAGTAGCCGGTGGTGGTTCTTCAGGTGGTGGTACATGTTCTGCATCAGGTGGTGGTGGAGCAGGTGGTTATAGAACTTCATTTCCTGGTGGAACACAAATTGAATTAGCAGCAGGATCTAACACCATTACAATTGGAGCTGGTGGTGTAGGAAATTATCCTCCAGGTTTAGGACCTAATGGAGTTAATTCATCGATTGGTAGTTTAATAGTATCTGCAGGTGGTGGTTATGGTGGATCTTATCCAGCTTGTAGAACCGGTGGAGCCGGTGGTTCAGGTGGTGGTGGAGCTTATGTTAC